AGGTGTTAAATCATAACCCTTTTCCTGTAAGAATTCTTCCAATGTATTTTTTACACCGAAAGCTAAATTTCTATTTCCAGCCAATTTACCCATCTTAACCTCATTGGTAACACTTTCAACCCAAATATGGTCTTCAGCATTATACCACATGTTTTCAGGTAAGTTTTTAAACGTGCCATCAATTCTCCAATCAATCCAATTTACTATGTTTCTTGTTGTTTCCGTTTTACCTGCTAATTCCAAGTATGTCATGGATATACCGAATATGACGGCTAATATTACCCATGTTATTGCAAAGTATAAAAAACCTAAAAAGATTTTTTCACCAATGTTGTTTGTTAATGTTCTTAATTTTTCCATACTGTTCCAAGTTTAAAATTCTCTCAGAACTACATATTAATATAATACATAATATCTTGAGAGAGATACGTTTATTTTTTGTCTGTCTATAAATACTAATAAATTGGTCTACTGATGAAACTCATGAGTTATTTTATTGAAAAAATTTTGTTTTCATAAAAAAATAACCTATATTATAATATTAAATAAATTATTATGGGAAATTTTAAACATCTCACAGAATTGGAAATTCAACAAATGACATTTGATTGGAGATACCGAGGATTTACAGCATTAGAACTCTTAACCGAAGAAGAATGTGATGAAATCAATGACGAACTTGAACGTTTACGTCAGGAGAGAAAAGGAACGTTAACAGACGATGGTAAGGAGTGGGGTGAATGGGATCCATTTGCATATCCACATAAATTATCCGATAAACTTGCAAAACTATATGTTCATCCTAAATTAATTGAGGCTTGTCAGTTTTTAATGGAAGGTGAAATTGTTGGGATGCAAAGTTGGGCATACTTTAAACCACCGGGACAATTAGGTAGAGATATGCACCAAAACGCCTTTTACACGGGTTGTAAACACAATGAAATTATTAATACAGCATTAGCGTTAGACAATCACGACGACGGTAATGGGTCAGTTTGGAACTACGAGGGTTCACATAGATTACAAACGTTACCTATTGAGATTGACGAAGAAAGAGCAAAAACTAACCCATCTTTTTGGAGAAATGAAAGAGGTAAACCTTGTATCATGCCTGAAGGACATGATTTCCGTAAAATAGAAGGAATCCTAAAAAAAGGACAAGTGGTTTTATTACACTCACATTGTGTACACGGGTCGGAAGCTAACAACTCAAACAGAATGAGAAGAAACTTTTTAGGTGGTTTCTTGAAAAAAGGTGCTTTTTACAATCAAGGAAGTCATATGAAACGTGAACCAATTGATATCTATGAACTTAGAGATAAACATTGGGGAGAATAGTGATATATTGGTATATTAGTAACCCTCACCCTAAAAAGTGAGGGTTTTTTGTAAAAGATTAAAAATAATTTTGTATATCCGAATTTATTAATTATCTTTGTGAAATAAGTGGTTCTTTGACATATTGATATAAAATAAGCCTCTAAAGCATTGATGGCGATGCACATGACTTGTAATCATGATAACTTGGTTCGATTCCGAGTGGAGGCTCAACAGGTGACGACGGTGGTGTAACCCCACTGTCTATGAATCCCAAAAGATCCGTCTGACTCGCGAGGTAGGGCGGTGAGGGTAGAGTTACTATAAGTCGGGAATAATTACCCCAATACGAAAATGTAACCACCGAGTAAAGTTTGCTGAGACGTGATGTAAATCCAACCAAACTTCGGTCATGATGTACATAGATGGTACAAAAAACCTGTAACTTTTTGAGACTAATCCAATCGAGGACTTTGTCAACCAGATCAATGAATCGGATGGTGCAATTTAAGTTGGATTGGAATCAAACATTAATGTGATAATCACTCCACGCAAGTGGTAAGCACCCGGCAGTAACACCGGGATGGCAATGTGATTATTAAGAGGTAAGGAAAAGACTAATAGGACTTGTAGCTCAGCTGGTAGAGCAAGACACTCATAATGTCGAGGTCGGGGGATCATACCCCTCCGGGTCCACACGGTTCGGTTAGTCACCGAATAGTATGTCCAATATGAAGAGAAGTGGTTTGACGACCATATGGAACTGATGATAGGACAAGGTTCTATTTAGATTGACCGTCTACTATAAGGGGTAAATATAGTAACCCAATGGTCTATTCCTAACCCGAAAGGGGACAGCTAAGACACCTGTGAGTTGGATAAATAAAGGTGTCAATGGAAGCGTGGCAGAGCGATCGAATGCGGCAGTCTTGAAAACTGCTTTACGGGAAACTGTAACCGGGGTTTGAATCCCTGCGCTTCCGCGAACCAAAAGTCTAATGGGGAGGATCCACTACACGATTAACAATCGGAAGAGTAGATTGAGACTAAGGTTGTTTGGCACCTCGGAAAGACGAGGATTTTTAATCACAAATAAAAATGTGAGTTATAATAAAGTAGCCAATTATAAGCCAACATAAAGCTGTTGGATACAGACGGAGTAATTAACCAGAGTATAGCGCAACAATTGTGATATTATAACAAATACCCATTTGAGTGATTATTTGTTCTTGTCGACTAAGGGTTAGGTCACCTCCCTTTCACGGAGGTAATACGGGTTCGAATCCCGTCGAGAATACATTTTGTTTATTGGAATATTTTTCGTATATTATTATCATGAAACCACAAATTTTTAATTTGCTTACATCAATATCACTTTTCCTATTAGGATCAGTTGGTCATTGGTATATAATGTATTGGCAATTTAAAATGGAAAATTGGATTAAGACCCCGTGGCCCTATTTAATTGCTGTTGGATGTACATTCTTGTGGATTAAAGCATCTCATTATGGTGTAAAGGCGTTTAATGGTGAAATGTGGAGTAATAGATTTATATTTTTTGTAACAGGTATTTTTATTGCATCATTTTTATATCCATATCATTTTGGTCAACTGTTCACAATGAAAACATCAGTTCAATTACTGTTGGCTTTCACAATTATTATTATATCGTTATTTTGGAAATAAAAAATTAAAAGTTATGTTTATAGGTTATTATGTTATTTGTGTTATTTATTGTTTGTATCAATTGTTTAAAAATTTAGACAAAAGATATTCTAACGACCCAACAGGTGGTTCACCAGAATTAGATACTATCATGGTTTTAGTAATGGCTTGGATACTTGCCCCCGTTGATGTTTCATTAACTTGGATTCGTTGGTATAAAGAGGCTGAAGAGACAAGAATAAACCGAAATAAGTTTTTGTAAGATATGGGACTCCGATGGAAGTCCGCAAGAAGAATAGATGTTTTTCATCCATCAAATATCAATAGTGCTGACTGCTACGGAGATACAAGACAGAAGTGAAGGAACTGTTCCTATTGATTATTTTGTTTTTTAACAAAAATTTCCTATATTATTAAAAACAAAAAATATGAAGTGTTTAAAAAATACTAAAACTGGAAATATCATCAGAGTTGACGAAAAACAAGCTTATCAAATGGCTGGTACAACATGGAAATACACAACAAAATCAGAGTGGAGAGGTGTAGCATCCCCATCTCCAAAAGAGAATGTGGAAGTTGGTCATGACATGGGTGGATCATATGAAATTAAAAAAGAAAAAAAATCTAAAAAAGTTTCTAAATAATTTGGAATATTAGAAAACATTTCTTATCTTTGTAAAAGAAGGGTGAATAACCCAAAAGATAAAGTTCTTTGAATAAAAATATTGGCCGTCTATAGTCAATAAAATAAACCATGAAAGTGGGATAAAGTGACAAACCCTTGGTTGGGGTAAGTTGCGGATTCAGTAATGGATCTCGAGTAGACAAGTGGAATATCATTTGACCTGAAGTAGTGAGGGTAACTCCGTAGCGAAATGGTTAGATGACCAAGCAATCCGAGTTGTTTGGTTGAGGTGGGAACACCAATAAGAATAATCCATAGAATTAGTTTGTGAGAAGTATAGTTATCCGATTATACAATTGCGTGATTCAATACAATGGTGGTCTTAAAACCGTAGCGTCGTAAGATGGAAGGTATGACAAAAAACAGGTGGTGCTGTTAGTGTCCTTGACTAAATCCTACCAAGGGTTTAATTTCGAAGGAAACCAAAAATATGGAGGTGGGGACACTTCAGAGAGTAGTTTAGTATCGAGTTGTTCAAAAGATAACTTGGCTAGGTGACGAACCACTACTTTCCTAATTCGGAAACTAAATTTTTATTACGATATAAAAATCATAATTAAACTGAAAAAGTGTTCGTCAGTCATTGGAGACAGGTGACTACTTAGTCGTGAGAGGTTCACGGCCATAAAGGGACTCAATCCCAATATGATTTTTAAGAAAGTTCTCTAAACCCGCAAGGTTGAAACAGGTCGGCAGATTTGTTGAGTAATAAGTAATAAAAGAGTATCTGATGACTTTAGGATTGGTTAATCTAATTGACCGTCATTGATCGGTACGAATCAAAAGTTCGTGGAAAAGGAAAGAAACAAATAATGTTCCTAAGTCGGTTGTTAAAACTTGTATTCTCAGAGTTTTATTTTCTTTGTTTAGAAAAACAAAGTGGTGGTAAATGACCTTGTTCTCTATGAAAACCTAAGGCCCTATTAAGTCAGAAGAAATTCTGACTTTTTTTATGCATATTCGAAAATAATTTGTATATTTGTTTTATGAGATTAGTATTAATATCCGACACCCACAGCCTTCATCATCAGATGGAACATCCTTTACCAAAAGGTGATGTGTTAATTCATGCAGGCGACATCTCAAACAAAGGTGGCGAAAAAGACGTTACTGATTTTATTCATTGGTTCCAAAACTTAGGTGGATGGGACGAAAAAATATTTATATCAGGTAATCATGATTTTTGTTTTGAAAAGGTTAATCAACCACATCATAAAGGTGATTACGATTGGTTACATCATTTAATGTCCCCTGAGAATTTATCACAGTCCGATGTGACTTATTTAGAAGATAGTTTTATAACAATTGAAACTCCTGAGTTCTCAAGACCTATTAAATTTTACGGTAGTCCTTGGCAACCAGAATTTTACGATTGGGCATTTAATTTACCAAGATTAGGAATTGAATTACAGGAAAAATGGAATATGATTCCTGAAGACACCGATGTGTTAATTACACACGGTCCACCAAACGGGTATAGAGATTTAGTAAACAATTGGAGACAACCAAATACAAATGTTGGATGTGAATGTTTGATAAATAGAATTGGTTTAATTAATCCATTGGTAAACGTATTTGGTCATATTCATGAAGGTTACGGTATTGAATATGGTAAAAAAACTTTATTTGTAAATGCCTCAATATGTACAGCCAATTATAGACCAATTAATAAACCGATCGTTGTTGACTTAATTGAAATCAACGGTAAAATACAAGTACTTTATGTCGAAGAATAATGAACCAATAAGTGTGGTGATATCCACAAGAAAAATTGATGATGAATATGTTAAACATGTTGAACGTATGTTTTCACATCCCAAAACAGAAATACTTGTTTATGAAAATGACGGTGAAATGTCATTAACACAAGTCTATAACAAAGGGTTAAAAGAAAGTGTTAATGACATCATTGTTTTCATGCATGATGACCTTATTTTGGAAACACCAAACATGACACCAAAGATTGTTAAGTTATTTGATAAACATCCTGAATATGGAATTATCGGTATTGCTGGAACCGATAAATTAACAAGTGGAATGTGGTGGCAAAACCGTGAGAATATGTTTGGTGTGGTTGGTCATCTTCATGAGGGTAAAAGACATGTAAATCACTATTCTAAGGGGGTATTTAACGACGTTCTTAAGGATGTGGTAATAGTGGATGGTTTATTCTTTGCGGTTCATAAAGGACGTATAAAGAAGGAATTTAACGAACAGTTTGAAGGGTTTCATTTCTACGATATTTCCTTCTGTGTTGAAAACTTTTTGGATGGGGTTAAGATTGGTTTAACAACAAGATTTGGGGTTACCCATAAATCTGTAGGTATGACCAATAAAAAATGGGAAAAGAACAAGTTGTTTTTTGAGGCGTTATATGAAAAATCTCTCCCATTGACCTCTTGACAATTTAGTCGTTTTTTGATATATTTATATAAAAAGAAAATTTATGAAAAAAATTATTGATTTAATTAAGAAAATTTTAGGTGCTGGAACAATGGCTGAAAAAGCGGTTGAATTACAACAATTAGAAACTGAGGTTGTTGCTGAAGTTGCAGTTGTTAAAGAGAAAGTGGCTGAAGTTAAAGCTAAAGTTAAAAAAGTAACTGACAAAGCTCCAAAAGCTAAGAAAACTACTACTAAGTAATTTTTTTCTAACATATATGTTATTCAGGGTTAAAATTAGTTTTTTAACCCTTTTTTATCTATATTTGATTATAAATGGGGACGCCTGGAATTGACGGGCGTTGGTATGGTAAATGGGCACGTAGTCAGATGTCATCTATGACTTAAATCTATGGTGGTAAAATTTAAACGACAACGTTTATACAAACATGGAAGCTTGCGGTTTAATCGCAACTTCTACTGTAGCAGTAGCCTAAGGCGAAACTACACTCGGGTCGAAGGACATATAACCTAGGAACAGAAGTCCCCACAGTGATGATACCACTTAAAATGTGTCAAAGGTCTCGTTCAGAGGGCTACCTTAAAGTGAACTCGACACAGTTATTGGTTACGATGTCAAAATAGGAACCAAATATTTGTCAATTGTGAACTAATTGAATAAACGTGTAGTCCATTTATGGTACGGCGGATCGGACAGGGGTTCGACTCCCCTCGTCTCCACCCTCGACTTTTTTGAGTTTTCGACATATTTATTAGTATGTCGAACTCAATTAAGTTAAAAAAATACCACTTCATTTATAAAACAACCAATTTACTTAACAATAAGTTTTATATTGGTATGCATTCAACAAGTAATTTAAAAGATGGTTATTTAGGTAGTGGTAAAAGTTTAAGATATGCGATTAGAAAATATGGTGAAGAAAATTTTAAAATTGAAATAATTGAATGGTGTAAAAATAGAGAAATTTTAATTCAAAGAGAAAAGGAAATTGTCACCGAAGAATATGTTTACGATGTTAATTGTTATAATATGAAACCTGGTGGTTCAGGTGGGTTTAACAATCAAAAACATCAATTTAAATGTTCCCAAGCTGCTGGGTTAAAACATAGTGAAAGATTAAAAACAGATGAAGAATATCGAAAAAAACGTTCTACACAAATATCTGAATCAAATAAAAAAAGATATCAAATGGGTGAAATGAAACCAATACAAGAATATTATTCTTGGGAAGGTAAAAAACATAAACCTGAAACAATTGAGAAAATAAAATCATCAAAAAAAGGACAAGGTATTGGCGAATCAAATTCACAATATGGTTCTCAATGGATTAATAATGGTATTAAAAATAAAAAAATAAAAATGATGGGGATAATACCAACAGGATGGAAATTAGGTAGAATAAATAAAAACCCATCTAATTGATGGGTTTTTTCATTTCAAATTCTTTAATTAAATCTTTCGATAGTTCTACGTGTCCAAATCTACCAATGTGTAGATCATCAACGGCACCATTGGTTTCTTCAAGTATGCTTTGATATTTTTTATATGGAATGAAATGTTGATAACAATCTTTTTTAAAGTTTCTTGATTGGTAATGTTTTATTTTAAAATTATGAAAAACAAATTGTCTTTTTTCCTCATTACATAATTCAATGTTATAAAAAATTATTCTTTTATCATTTTCCGCAAATGTTTTTAATTCATTTAAATCTATATTTTCAGTAAGATTAACTAAATAATCACAATTTTTTCTCATTAATTCTTGAACTTTTGGTTCTGACTCGTTCCAATTATTGAAGATATATGAATGTTTTAAATCAATACTTTCTTGAGACCATATTCTTGTTGGTAAAATGTTTTCTGGTTTAACCCATGTCCAATGTAATACTTTATTATTTTTTAATGTATGATTAATAATCTTTACAAAATTTTCAATTTCGGTCCACCAAACTGAATGTGTTTCTTTATTGTAGGCTATTTGTTCCGTAGTTTTCTTTTCAACATCGTCATTTTGTTTTGGATGTGGTGTAAACGGAATAATGTCGACAAGGTCATTAACGTTATTAGCAACTCTAAATCTACTAATTGATGTCCAACCAAATACAACCAAATCTTTTGGTTTTATATTTTTATGATTGTTTATGAATGACTCAAATATTGTATAATTAGAACATCCTCCCATACCATAATTTACAACATCAATATTATAATGTTCGGCAATTAAATCAGGATAATTTTTTGGTGTTTCACCCAAATGATTTACATATTGTTTAGCCCATGATAAATCCGATTTAAAATGATTTTCAAATGTTTGAGTATGGGAATCCCCAAATACATATAAGGTCGGTTTTAATTTACCCTCAATCATTTTAATGACCTTTTCCGCAAAGTTTTTGTTACCAAAATAACCAGGATGCATATCACCACTTGCACCGTTTAATTCGTCACATATTCTCATATTTTGGAATGTGCAGAATTGGTTAACACAGTTAAACCCACCAAATTTTAAGTTTCTTCTTTTATCATAATCAACATAAAAATCTTTAAACGGCATTTGTAGTGAATCATTATCAAACCAATAAAAATATTCAATATTATTTTCTTCTAAAAAACTAAATAAACCAACAAGTTCACCGACAAACTTATTAAAGTATGTTATAGGATTGTGATATTTTGATAAGTAATCTTTAACTTCATCCGATATTTGACCTTTAAAGTAATCGTGGTCATATTTTATGCCGTCCTTTGTTAAAACGTCTTGCATTTGTATGGATGATATTGAACCAATATTTCTATCATCATCATATCTTACATTGGTTATAACGTAATCATTTACCTTTTCCACATATAAATCAACTCTGTGAGGTGGGTCCGTTATTTCAAATAAAAACAATGTTTTTCTTGCATTATCTAAACCAATTTTTTGTATATGTTCGTATGTTCTTCTAACCAATCTTGGTGCTCCAGAACCTGAAAACGCATCATGAACCAATTTAACCCCAAAATGGTCTGCAATATATTTTGGATATGTTACGTCTTTTTCATTAACCCACTCAACCCCATGTTGTTTTTTATATTCTTGTTTAACCCCAAAATCGGATAAACCACCACCTGCAGTTAATGAAGAACCATTAACGTATATTGTATCAAAATTTATAAAGTTCATATTAAAATATATATAAATAATTTTAAAAAGTCCATTAAACAACAAAAGGTCCGAAGACCCTTTGTCGAGATTTAGAATACCTCCTTTTCGTTTTAGAGTTTATCATTTAACGGCGACCAAACCGCCAAACTCTGATAAATAAATACTCTTTATTTCTTAATAATATACTCTTTTAAAACTTTTTTTACCATTTCTTTTATTACACCTCTTTTTCGTAATCTATCCATTACATCACCGTATATTTTCTTTGTAATTTCCATATTAGAATTTATACCAAAATTACCACTATTATCTAAATCATTCTGTAATTCATCATTATAAACATCATTCATTCTATCTCCATTAAAAAGTGCAGCATTTAAATCACCGATTAATTTATTAGAACAACCTAAAGTGAAAGGAAAATCGTCACATTTTTTTGTTGCCACATACGTTTTCTTTTCATTGTTGAAACGTAATGTGTTGGTTCTAACCACCGGTATTTCATCTTTTTTCTTTTCTACAGGTAATGTTGTATCTTTTTTCTTATCTACTGTTGTATCTGTATCTGAAGTGGGTGTCGATTCTTCCACTTTTACTCCTTTACCCGTAAAGACTTGTGCAATTTTAAAGGTAAATTCTTTTTTATTTGCATTAAATATAACCTCTGAAAATTTGATTTGTTTATCTTGTGAATATATGTCAAATTTTAAATCATTAACCTTTCTTAATTCAATTTTAGAATATTTTTGAAATATTGCGGAATTTCCAAAGTTTGCATCCGCCAAATCTGGAAACGTCACATCTAAAATATCAGGTTTAGTTTCATCGTAATTAATAACAGCACCACTAACATGTTCATTACCCTCAATTTTATAAAAACCGGTATAATCCTGTAAAGTTGAACTATTTCCTCCATTACAATATCCAATATCTTTAGCCCAATCTAAATCGCAAGCATAAAAAATAAACATATTGGTTGGGTCGTTCTGTTGTAAATTAACTTTTGGTACTATACTTTGTAAAGTTGTTTGGTTTTTACTGTTGTATGTACCGTAAAGTTTTTTTGCATCTTTAAAAAAAGTTAATACTCCATTTTCATCACTAAAATACATTTCAATAAATTTATTCCAACCAGCACCTTTCGGAGCTTCTTCTCCTAAATTTAAATCCACAAAACTAGTTGGTTTATTTTTGTAATTAACTTTGAGTAATTTACCAAAATTTTTAAATAAAAATATTCTTCTTTCTTCTCCTGTATTCTTTGCCATTAGTTAAATTTATTGTGTCGTATCTATTTTAAAAATTTCATTTGTTTTATTCAATGGTTCCATACCTACAGTATCTATAAATTTTTTAATCTCTGAATCATTTCCACCTTCAATTTGTATTGTTTGTAAAGTATCTGTTTGTTCTACAATAATAGCTTTTTTAGTTTTATTCAATTCGTTAAGATCTATATTATCTCCAGCTTTGTTTGTTGCAAATCTATTAATAAAGTCAGCAAGTGCTGGTGATATAACACTTATTTGTTGAAAACTCGCACTTAATGGATTTATAAATTGTTTTGAGTTTGTTGCAAATGAGTTCCATAATCCTTCAAGATTAGACCCTGTTCTTTTTCCTGGTGTATTCCATGTCTCTCCATGTAAAGCGCTCCAATCTTTTCCTACCACACCAAGCAATGGTATATTATATCCTTTACCATCATTTGTTACCGATCCGGTGTTTTCAAGGTAATCACCTATTGTTTGTAGAAAAGCTCCAACAAGTGGATAATAAAAAACATATGCAACTAATCTCTCACCAATATTATAACCTAATTTTCCCTTCTTACCCATTACCTTCTCAATTTGTGCAATTTCATCTTTTAATCTAGCAGACCCCTTAAAATATTCATTAATAAGTCTTTCTGACGCTAATTTTATTTTACCAAATGTTTTTACATCTTTGTAATGTACCGGATCGTTAAATATTCTAATTAATGCCGTTAGTCTACCAATATATTCGTTAGGTTTTTTTATTCCCTCAACCCCTGCTGCCTTTTCAAAATATGTAAACCATTCATTAAGATTATTATAATTTAATACACCATTTGCATCTTCAAGTTGTGTTATTGTGGTTTGAGGTAATCTTTTTTTAACATCTAACCAAAGCATTCTTAATATATCCTTTTTACCATAAGAAACTTTTTCAGATAGTTTTGATAATGTATTTCTTGCTGATACCTCATCAAACGTAATATCACTATTACCAATAAGAGAGTCATCAAATTGTCTTAAAATTGATTCAATTTGGTCAAACGTTGATTGCATACCAAGTCGGTCCATTTCTTTTTTTGCGTTTATTTCATATATTTGTTTTATACCAGGTAAACCTTTTAAATATGTAACAAACCCATCCATTGTTTTTATAACGTCATTTGGAATTATTGCGTTATAAAATATATTTTTTATTAAATTAGGGATTGACGGATCAACAATTTTTCTATTTATTAAGTCTTGTGATAGTTGATTAAACACTTTTAAATCATTTGGAGATTTACCGGCTGTTTTCGCTAAACTAATCATCTTTTCAACTAAATCACCACTTGGCGTTCCGGCAACAATTCCATTAACACCTCTATAAGCATTAAACATTATCTCAGATATTTGTTTATAATTTGTAGTCTCTTTAGAAAGTTTCTCAAGCATTTTTAATGCTAATTTAGTATAATCACTTTCCGCAATGTTCGATCTGCCAGTTCTAAAAAAAATATCTAAATTCTTTTCTAAATCCTCAAAAGTTTTAAAACCTCCAATCGGAACCTCTTTAATAGATTCGTCAAATAATTTTATAAGATCGTTTCTTTTACTAACCCCAACACCAACTTTAGACGCTTGAAAAAAATCTCTAGCCCAATTGGTTATAACACCTTCAGACAAGATTTTATTAACACCCATCAACTTTAACTGTCTATTTATCTCATTAATTAATATTTTTTTCATCATTTACAATTGTATATTTTATATAAATAGTTATTTTAGTTGTTTAATTTTAACCCACTAAAAGAACTAATAGGGTTTACTTTTTTAGTTTTTTTATATTTTGATAAATTTAAACCATATTTTCCATATTTCTTATTAAGATAATCAATATCTTCATCTGTTGGTTCATTATATATCATTTCATTTACTACGTTTTTTACATCAGAGAAAGTTTTAATTAACCCGTTTCCCACACCCTCAACAATTTTATCCGATACCATCATGGTGGTGGGTGGTGACGAATTTTTTAATTTGCCATCAAGATATTGTCTAGTTTTAATTAAATCATCTGAACTCAAATTTATCATTTCATTATTTTGTATAAATTTAAAAAGAGCATTTGTAATAGCAGCAGAAATTGGTATTCCACCTTCTACACTAAGTTGTTTTAATAATAACGGACCCCAAGTTGAAATTCCAGCTTTAGTCACCTTTAATCCCGCACCTTTTATGGTTTTACCTATTTGTTTAACCGATAAATCAAAATTTCTTTTTATCATTTCTTTAGGTAACGACATTGTTTCTCTAAAAATATGTCTTTCCTCTGGATTTAATGACTTAATAAATCGATCCATACTTTCTTTTGTATCAAATTTACTTAATATAATCTTTTTAGATAACCCTTCCGCCGTTTCAACGGATACTTTACCAATATTTTTACTATAGGTTACATATGGTACCATTGCACATAAGAAAGAAATTAATGCTTCTTCATTTTTACCTCTTGATGATTCATATGTACCAATTAACGTATTAAATACAGAATCAGCAACATAAGGGGATGCTGCTCTAAGTGCCCCTGACGACACCGTAAATCCAATCGCACCGGCCGCACCTTCAACCACCCCCGCAATACCACCTGAAACTGCTATTATTGCAATGTTACCAATGATTTGTATTACTGACCCCCACTTATCCCAAATCCTATCAAATTCTTGACCCAAAATACTAACATCTTTTGTCCAATTATCTTTACCAAATAAAAGATCTAAAGTTTTTAGTTGTTCAGACCATTCTTTTTTAATTAAATTATATTGATTTGGTGTGTCGGTTTGATTTGGTATGTTAATATTTTTAGGAATGTATAAGTTATCTTTTTTTATTGGTTCTAATATAGATTGTGAATTATTTCCACCATCAACAGTTTTTAACATATTACCATAATAATCGTCAATTAACTTTTTCTTTTGGTTATATTGATTTAGTTCGTCTTTAGTTATACCATAACTAAATTGAGGATTACTATATTCTTTTTTTAAATTATCTAATTGTTTAATTAAATTATCATATTTTTGTTTGTCTTTTGGGTCGCCAGATATGGTTTTTTTTAACATATCTAAAGTTTTTTTTCTTAGGTCTTGTTCTTTAGAAAGATATTCATCATATAAATCTGGATTAAATCCTTTAGGTACATTTTTACCACTTTTACTTTTTCTACCGTGATATCTTTCCCAATCTTCTAATGTCATATTCATATTAGATATCATCCAACTATTTAAATCTTGTCTGTATTTTATATTAAGTTTATCTTGAAAATTAATATCTGCAATTGATTTTATAGGACTTTTATAATACCAATAAAGATAGTTACCCTCCATATTTTTTTTCTCATATGGATAAGTAATTTTACCATTTTTATCCATTTGTTGATTATTTGGGTATTTTTCAATTGCAGGAATTGGAGGTGTTGGTTTTTCTTTACCTTTAAATAATTTATTGTAATTATCACCAATTGGAATTAAATTTGGTGTAGATTGTTCCTTCAACGGATTAGCTTTACCCCTTGTTAATTTAGAACCAACAACATCGGCCCATTTAGTAACACCTACTTGATTACCAGGTCCTCTTGTAACACCACTTTCCCATTTACCCACTTCAGGATAACCTTTACCTCCAGCCTGTGTACTTGATGTGCCAGCCTCAGGTTCTGATTGTTCCCCCAATTCTGTTTCTGATATTAAGGTAAGTAAATGATTATATTGTTTCTCGGTTAAACCCAACTTCATAGTCTATAAATATCCAATAAAACTTTTGAATACGATACTGGCATAGGGAATTATACCCTTTTTTAGGTTAATAATAAAGATTTTAATCTTCGTTGTAGATATTTGGGTCTTCTTTGGAATACATTTTGATAAATTGGCCAGCCTTTGCGTTCGCTTCATCCTCAATCTCACCACCTATATCGGGTGGCTGGACTTTTAGACGACCTTGTTCAAATTGTTTGTGATGAACCATCTCATGAGCAATACTTCTACATACGTCCACTAGTGCTCGGTTCTTAGCACAAACCTTAATAATCTTGTTTTCTTTGGTATAATCGTAGTTTGCGGTTGTTTTTAGACCATCCCTGTTGTTTTGAACCTTAATAGTAGGAACGGAGTCAAGTTCCAATTCGTTCTTCACAAATAGGACAAACTTGTCTAAAATCTCCTTTTTCTCGTCAGTTAAAAAACTCATACTTTATAAATATTACAAAATTGATTCTTCGGGTAAATCATTTTCGGTTGAATATTGATTAATCATCTCAACCACATCATTCTCCTCCATATCATACATATCACTTTCGTGAATGATGTTAGGAGAATAATACATGACATCCTCTACGGTTAATTCTAATACCCTATAGGT